CGAAGGAAGCTACACGATTGTTGACGCAGTAGGCGGACCAATCAACGTGTCTTATTTCGAGATCACCAATCCGTTGGGGACCTCCGGAGTTATCGTACAGGGCAGCGATACAGCTGTTCTGTTTTACAATCCTGTGCGTAAAAACCTTGCAAGTCGCTTGAGCTATGCAGCTGTTTATCAGCCTACCGCTCGACTGCTTCAGATATTTCTTCCCGCAGCAACGAAAGTTATTCGTCGCGGTCGCATCGGTTCAGCACATTTACATTATCCTCCGTATGTTTCTTTTACTTTGAATGCTCAGCCCAATTCTGGTGATATTTTTTCGATCACTACCGGCATTCTGATTCAAGAAGGATCAAACTTCACGAATGGTGCAACAATCATAGATACGGTCACAAATATGGCCGCCGTATTGAATACCACTCCTGGAATCGTCGCATACGCAAACTCGAACGTTTTGAACGTATTTATTGACGACGCAACTATGACCATGACTGGAACCTATTCGGGATCTGCAGCTATCGTTGCATCTGGTCCTCAAGGCGACATGACCTCTTTGGCTCCAAACCAACAGGGTCCGTACATGTATGACACCTCACAGCCATTCACAGTGTCCAACATCGGTACTATTTTGGATCAAACATTGGATGGAACCGTTCCACGAGTTATCACTGTGGCTGATTCTAGTCAGTTTCCTGACCAACAGGGATACATTGTTTTAGGATATGGAACTCAAGATCAAGAAGGTCCAATTCCTTATATCGCTCGACCTTCCAATACGACTCTATTGCTCAGTCCCGCATATAACGTGAAAATCTCACACGCGCCTGGAACTGATATTTCTTTGGTTTCATCTAAGTCCGCTCCCGATATTTCGCGAGATGGTTTCGATTATCCGTTCTACATAACGGACGTTGTCAGTGGTCGCCTGTATGCTCAAGATTTAATCAACAGCGTAGCAGCTGCAGGTATTAACATCGTGTTCACAATCTTATATCCAAACGACATAGGTTTGGGCAAATGGGGCACTATTTACAGTGAAAACCCCACGATTTGGGGTGAATAATGGGATTGTATGCAGTTCCGTGTGCAATTTGTAAGAAAGTATTCATGTGGTTTTCTGGTAATCAACATCAGATCTGCAGTGAATGCATGAAGAAGGCTAAATAATGGGCGTACCAATCATTCTAGTTGGCGCACACATCAAAGCGTACATCAACAACAAACCATACAAAGTCACTCAATCCATCACTTTAACCGTCGATTACGGCGAGGAAGAGATTCGAGGAATTGATGTGGGCTATGCGCAAGAAATTGCCGGTGGCACTTACAGTGTCAAGGGTTCTGTCGCGGGCCTGCGCGTGAAGAATAGCGGTGGCTTACAAGCTGACGGCATTCGTCCGTTGTTCGTTGATATGTTGGCCAGTCCATACATTTCAATTCGGATTCAAGACCGTTCAACCGGCGAAGACATCGTCTTTATCCCGGTAGCAAAAGTCACTAGTGAATCGCATATCGCAGCGACCAAAAGTACCTATAAAATGAATTTCAATTTTAGTGGTCAGGTTGCGCAATTCGCGCTAGACCGTTCTTAATAGAACAACACTGCCAGCATAATGGCTATGATCGCTAGTCCTAGCAAAATGGCTTCAGTCGATTCGCTTTGCCTTCTGCCCATCGTGAAAAATCCTCATGAGATGATACCACACACGAAATGTGTTGATAGCGTCAGTTAATGCCCTATGTTCTTCGCCTTCAAAAGTCATACCTAGGCGTTTCATGCAGTCCTTGAGGCCGCCAGAATGTGAAACGTTTTCAAAAATTCTCACGCTTTGATAGATCGTTTTTACATCGACCACTCTGAATCCCATGAAATTTTCGGTCTGTTGAATATCTGTGTCGAATGGAAGTCCTGCCGAGTCTCGATATTCTTGGTAAATATGCATACTGTCATTACGGTACCCAGATCCCCAAACTAATGGGTTTCTGAAGCAATTGTGCTTCGCGTGGAATCTTTTCAGTTCCTCGTAGGCGTGCCCAATAGATAAACCGTTCGTGACATCTTGGTCTCGAATTCCAGTCAATCGAGTAATCATCGGATTGATCGGTTCTTCAGGATTTACGTTGATTTCCAGCCTGTCGATAAGAGCGGCATTTCGCGCATTGAAGATCGCAGCACCAATTTGAATGGTCTTTCTGCTTGGCTGGTTATACTCGGCATCCAGTACCATTAAGTTCATTTTTCCCAATTTTCTGGTGGATTATTGTAACATTCGTCACCCATCCAGGTAACGCATATTCTTCCGACCGTAAAGAGATGGCAACCACATAGACCCTTGTCATAGGAAATTTCAAACCAACGCTGATACCATTTCCATGGGCTATTTGGCGGATATTTCCAGAGACCAATGTCAAGTCTTCCGATTTGCATTTCTACTCCTCATTCTTGACTATATCACACGACATTCTAGGTTGCAAGCTATCATCGAGCTTATCTTGGACGTGTTTTACGTAGGCAAGATTTCTCGGGCAACCAGGTTTCTTTTTCGATTCGTTGTATTTGCCAGCGTTGTAAGCTGCGGCGATTTTGCACCAGTTGCCGTCGTACCGTTCTTCTTGGTACTTCAGATATGCGGCGGCCCACTTGGCGTTGACTTTGGGAATTATCAGATCTTCGGGCTTTCCAGTGAAGCCCATGAGTTTTGCGGTGTCATATTTGACTTGGCAAATCCCGTAACTCGGGGAGCCTCCGTCGTGTGGCACCGTGATGTTATTGAGTCCGCTCTCGTGCGTGCAGATCGCCAAGAGTAATGCTCCAGAAACTTTTGCGGCCTTCGCTGCCGCGAGAATTATCGCTTCATATGTCATTCTGCCTCCTATCTAGACATTATATCAATTGGAGGCTATTAGATCAAGGCTTTTATTTTTCAAAAAGCCCAATGAAATCAATTATTTCCTTTTTAACCGATCTTTTTGGTCAGGCAAAGGCGCCTCTTTTATGATCCCTCTAACGCTTGGCGTATAGATTTGGGAAGTCGTTCGATGAGGGCAATTGTTGCACTTTCGGAAGTACCACGTTTGTCCCATCTTCCCATAGAGAGTGATCTCCAAATGCCCAGCATTGCACTCGTGGCATTTCCATTCGTTTTTCATGCTTTCCAGCATGTCTTCCGTGGTGACTATCTCTTCCTGGTCAGCAAGATGCTCCTCGACCATGTCCTTTACATGACTATATCGGTCAAGATCTATGCGAGCCAGCTGTTTTCGTAATGAGCTAACCATACGTCTTAACTTCTGATTTTCGTGTTTGAGTTCTTGTTCCTTGCTTCGCTCTTTGTCGCCGCGTCGTGATTTTCCCAAGAATAACTCCTTTGTACCGTCACCTTTAAGATTCAGCGTCGGTTCCAATACAGTTTATATGATATTTAAAGGGTAGGCAACTCGATTTTGGATCTGCAGGGAACATGACAATCTTAAGAGCAGGTAGTATCTAAGATCTAAAGGGTAAAATAATGGGTGTACAACGCAGAGTCAATTGGATTAGTCAGCAGAGGGTCGATGTCCCAGACATGCGCTCGCTCGAATCTGCTGCATCTAACGATTTTGACCAACTTATTCAATCATTTGTAACTGGAACCACTCAAGGCTACATCCTCCGTGGATTTGAGATCAGCATGACCGGAGCGATTGGTGGCGCGGCCAGCGGCCTGCAGCTTATCACCGATCCCGGCGCAGTGTTTCATGTCACTTCGAGTCAATCTGGCACATTCTATCTGGTTCCTTCCGGACAGCCTGCCCAACAGTTAAACAGTGCCACAAATACCATTGTTGACGGAGCTTTCTCACCCAGCGCCATCAACTACGTGGGCCTAGAGTATGAACGATTTATCGACGACACTACCTCGTCACAAGTCTACATCTGGGACCCGACTACCAACAACGAAACAACCAAAAATGCGCCCCGTGCCCAGATCTTACGCTACCGTCTGAAGATCACTACCAGCACATTTGCAACAAACGTATTACCAATCGCAACCGTCACTACCGATGCAGGTAACAACGTCGTTTCGATCACCGATGCTCGATGGATGTTATTCCGTCTTGGGCAAGGTGGTGCATCTCCAAATCCGTTCTACGTTTATCCTTGGACCGCCCAGG